CGTAACTGGGCGCGATATTACTTTCACCATCGATGGTGATACATACGACGCTCAAGCAACAGCCGCAACCCTTACAATCGAGTCAACGATTAACACTTATCAGACACTCGACGGCAAGGCTTACTTCACGACAGATTCTCAGGGAACTTTCGACGTTGAAATGCTTGCCGATTGGCCAGCTGGCGGATCGCTGTGCGCTTCACTATGGAACGCCGCCGATTCAGCACCTAACACACCATTATCGGTCGTGTTTACAGCTGCGAGCGGATCAGTATTCAATTTCGACGTTCAGCCTATATTCCCAAGCGCGGGCGGCACAGCACCAGACGCTCAGACAGTATCGCTTAGCTTTACTTGCGTAACCACACCAACACTATAAAGAAATGAGATCGGGAGCATGAAGTTACAAATACATATCGAAACAAGTGACGGGAACACAGTTACCACCACCGCGCAACCACCAGAGTTCGCTAAATGGGAACAGAAAACAGGTTACACAATTCAACAGGCTCAGGAAAAGATCGGTATATCCGACCTAATGTTTCTAGCATGGAACGCCCTAAAGCGTGAGGCAGCTGGTAAGCCAGTCAAACCTTACGAAGTATGGTGCGAAATGGTGGTCGATATAACAGTCGGAGAAACTGAAAGCCCAAAAGCTACAGCCGAGGAAGCCTAAGTTATTTACTGATCGAACTGTCAATCGCGACAGGAATTCCGATGAGTGAGTGGGTGGACGCGGCGGACATATTGACAGCGCTAGAGATACTGGAGAAACGAAATGGCGGAAAGTAAGGAAGTCGTTCAATACGACAAAGCCGAACTTCGCGCCATTACTGGAGCATTCAAAGCGATGGACGATGAATCTATTGCGCAAGCTAAAGAGCAATCAAGCGCGCTCGCGACATATTTACAGGGCAAGATTATAAGCGCGGCTGGAGCTCTTAGCTCGTCTCCAGTAGCTAGTCGAATCGCTGAGGGTTCAAAGGTTAGTAAGTCGTCCAAAATTGGCGAAATCGGTTTAGGTTATGCCGGACAAAAATTTAGCGGCGGCGCAACCACTCAACAATTATGGGGCGGATCAGAATTTGGATCAAATAAGTGGAAGCAATTCCCAATCTGGTCAGGATCGACCGGGCGAGGATCGACAGGCTATTTTATTTACCCAACGCTTCGAGCTGAACAAAGCTACTTGATCGCTGAGTGGGAAAAGGCGTTCACATCAATAGTTAAGAGGTTCGACTAATGGCTGAAGGATCAAGAACGCTCAAGCTCTCGATATTAGCGGACGTCGATAATCTCAAAAAAGGATTAAATACAGCAACCGATGAGACAGAGGGTTTCGGCGGCAAATTAGAGGGCTTTGGCAAAAAGGCTGGGTTGGCGTTTGCTGCCGCTGGCGCTGCTGCCGTTGCCTATGCTGGCGTGTTGCTAGTCGATGGAGTCAAGTCCGCAATCGAGGACGAGGCGGCTCAGGCAAAGTTAGCTACTACTTTAAAAAATGTCACAGGGGCAACAGACGCAACTATCGCTGCGACTGAGTCGTGGATTTCAAATATGGGTTTGGCATTTGGCGTAACAGACGACGAATTACGACCAGCTTATGAAAGATTAGCTCGCGCTACTGGCGACGTCGGTGAAGCTCAAAAATTAGCAACTCTCGCTATTGATATTGCTGCGGGTTCAGGTAAGTCACTCGAAGCCGTAAGTAATGCGTTAGGTAAGGCTTACGAGGGCAATTCCGCCGGGCTGGCTAAATTAGGTATTGGAATTTCAGCTGCCGATCTAAAGACTATGACCTTTGAGGAAACTACCGCCTTACTCGCAGAAACGTTTGGCGGACAAGCTAGTGAAAAAGCAAACACATTTGCTGGCAAGATGGACAGACTCAAACTCGCATTTGAGGAAGGCAAAGAAACAGTCGGAGCGTTCGTACTCGACGCGATTACTCCATTACTTACAATCTTTACAGACAAGATCGTGCCAATTATCGGAACGTTATCGGCAGAAATCGGCACAAAACTATCGCCAGTATTTAAAACTTTAACGACATTTTTTAAAGAGGATTTGATACCGGGTTTAACCGCACTCTGGGATTACATAAATAAATACGTTATTCCAATTTTTAAAGCTGGTTTGACACCAGTAATCGAAGGCGTTAAAAAAGTATTTGGAGCGGTTTCTGATTTGATTCAGGATAACACAGGATTTTTAAAGCTATTAGGCGCTGGAATTACCGCGTTTTTAATTATTGCTAAACCTTACGCAGCGTTCTTAGGTGGAGCTTTTAAAACAGCATGGTCAGGCGTTGCGCTAATTATTAACGGCGTCAGTAAAGCAATTCAAGGCGTAGTCGCTGGAATTAACGCAGCTATCAGCGTGGTTAATTTACTTATTCGAGGCTATAACATCGTTAACAATTTGAAGCCCGGATCAAAAGATTTAGAGCTGATCCCTAAACTTGCTACTGGCGGTCTAGTAACAGCTAATAAACCTTACATCGTCGGAGAACGTGGTCAAGAATTATTCGTGCCATCTGGTAACGGACGCATAATTCCAAATAATAAATTAGGCGGCGGTGGCGGAAATATCTATATTAACGTCAGCGGCGCAATCGACCAGGAAGGCACAGCTCGACGAATCGTTGACGTGCTAAACAATAGTTTCTATCGCGGCACTAATGGCGCTAATGCGCTGGCGTTCTAATGACAGTATTTAACCCAGTTTGGCGCGTCAAGATTCAGGGCATTGCATATACAACTTACACGCTGTCAAATCTAACGATTACTAGCGGTCGAAATAACATCTACCAACAGGCGCAAGCGGGCTACTGTAATTTAGAGCTGTTAAACCTAACTCAGGCGATCGTCGATATACACATAAACGATTCAGTAACGATTGAGCTACAAGATTCGACCGCGACTTACGTTCCCATATTTGGCGGAACTGTCGTAGATTTCGGCGTTGAAATTATTACAGCTGGCTCGATTGGAATAAATCAAGTCCTAAAGATAACGGCGCTAGGAGCGCTAAGCCGTTTACCTAAAGCGCTGACCGACGGAACGCTAGTTCAAGACTTCGACGGCGATCAGATTTACCATATTCTCCAAGATTTACTATTAAATAACTGGGGCGAAGTTCCCGCAGCTTTACAATGGGCTAACTACGATCCAACGGAAACGTGGGCGAACGCTCAGAACGTCGGACTAGGCGAGATCGATCAGCCCGGTAATTACGAGTTAGCAGCTCGATCATCTGATCGCGTCGATATTTATTCGCTTGTCGCGGCTCTCGCGACGTCTGGATTGGGCTACATATACGAGGATTCTCAGGGTCGAATTAGCTACGCCGATTCGACTCATAGGTCAGTTTACCTTGCCACTTATGGCTACACCGAGCTAACAGCCAATCACGCGCTATTCAACGGGCTTAAGATCGAAACCCGAGCTGGCGACGTGCGAAACGATATTACGCTTAAATATGGCACTAATTCCAACCAAGAAGTAAGCGCCGAGGATATTAACTCAATCGACCTTTACGGGCGTTTAGCTCAGGCGATAAGTACGACAGTTAAACATCAAGCCGACGCGCAAGATCAAGCCGATTTTTACCTAACGCTAAGAGCTGCACCGCAAGCCAATTTTACAGCGATCACTTATCAGCTTACTAATCCAGAGTTAGACGACATTGATCGCGATTCGCTCATAAATGCCTTTATGGGCTTACCTTTAAGAATTAGCGACTTACCGCCTAACATGGTTGCCGGAACGTTTCAGGGATTCGTCGAGGGCTGGTCGTTTAAGGCTGCCTATAATGAAATATCTATAACGCTTAATCTGTCGCCACTAAGTTATTCGCTGCAAGCTATGTCGTGGGAGCAAGTGCCAATAGCCGAAGCGTGGAATACTATATCTGGAGCACTAACGTGGGAAACCGCGTTAGTCGTAGCATAAGGAGAAAACATGACTAACCCAACGAGCAACTTCGGCTGGCAAATGCCGACCAGCACCGATTTAGTTACCGATTTACCAGCTGACTTTGAAGTCTTTGGTCAAGCGGTTGATACCGACTTCGTCGATTTACTAGGCGGCGCTAATGGTTATATTCTGTCTAAAGCAAGCGCAACAGATTTAGATTTCGCGTGGATACCTAACGATCAAGGCGACATAACAGCCGTTAACGTAACTGCACCGATTACAGGCGGTGGAAGTGCTGGCGCTGTAACTATTGGCGTTAGCGCGGCTTCAACAGCTGCCGCGGGCGTCGTACAGCTTAGCGATTCAACTTCAACAACTTCAAGCGTTCTAGCTTCGACTCCGACAGCTACAAAATCAGCTTATGACTTAGCAGCTGCCGCGGTTCCAAAATCAACAGTTACAACAAACGGCGACATAATTTACGCAACTGGATCAGCAGCTGTTACACGTTTAGGAATTGGATCAACTGGTCAAGTTCTAAAAGTAAGTGGCGGCGTTCCATCATGGGGTTCAGATAACGGAAAAGTTTTACAAGTGGTATTCGCTTCAACAGCCACTCAAACTTCAAACACGACAACAACTTATGCGGACACAACTTTAACAGCTACAATTACGCCTACATCGGCAACGTCCCAAATTTTATGCTTAGTAAGCCAAAATGGTGTTCTAGGTACTTCCGCTTCTAATGGCGTTAAATTGCGGTTACTACGAGGCGCAACAAGCATTTTCGATTTTGCGGGTTCGCTAGGTTACAGTCAAGCAAGTTCAACTCGAAATGATACTTCGGGTAGCTGCAGTTATTTAGATTCGCCAGCTACAACATCGGCAACTACTTACAAAACACAATTTGCACAACGAACAGCGGACGCAACAGCGTGTCAAGTGCAAGTAGTAACAGAGTCACGCAGTTCAATAACCTTGATAGAAATTGGGGCATAACATGGCAACAGGTACGGAAGTTTTAACATTACTAATCCCTAATGGTGGCTGGTATATCTCAGGAGATGAGTTTGAGAATATACAATTTTTAGAGTGTGATCCAATAACTAAGGCAGAATTTGAGGCTGGCTTTGCGAAAGCGGACAAATCTAACGCCGATCAAGCTAAAGCTAAAGAAACCGCTAAAGCTGCGTTATTAACTAAACTCGGAATAACTTCCGAGGAAGCCGCCCTATTACTGTCATGACTTTGACAAGCTATAACGGCTGGACGGCTAGTAAAGATCAATCCGAAATCGGAGTTAAGTCCTACGCAATACCGGGGACTCAGTTAAAGATTCGCTGCGCCGAAGCTGTAGCACCTTTGATCGTGGGATTCTGTAAAGAGTTTAACGAGTTAATTGAGCCGCTTGATGGCGGACAGCTTGACGACTGGGGTTACGCGTTTCGCATGGTACGCGGATCGACCGATCGTTTGAGCAATCACTCAAGCGGAACAGCAATCGATCTAAACGCTACCAAACACCCGCTTGGAAAGATTGGCACGTTCCCGGTCGAGAAAGTTCCAATGATTCGCG